TGTCTTAAATCTGTATTCTACTGTTTCAAACACATCACCATCCTCATCGTACAGAAGAACTATTAGTAACCAGGGGTTCATGGAAATACCTTAAAAGAAATGGCCCAAAATAATATTCTGTAAAGTAATGTTTGTCTTTCCAGACTTGTCGGCCGAATTTCCATTCTCCTGTATAGGACAAATCAATAAACGGATTTTTTTTCAAAACGAATGTTTTCATAACTTCTCACGAAAAGATTGATAGAGTAACCAGAACACACCCATTACTCTATCAAAAGGAAATGAAAATGTCAAGTTAATTTTTTCTAACTCTCACCGATGTGGTACGTGACATTTTGTCAGACACCCGTCTTCCACCAGATTTTTGTTGAATTGAGATTGGAGTTGCTGAAGAACTAGAAGAGGATTTCTTCTTTTGTAGTTCAGCAGACATCCATGCTTTAGCAATTGGATTAGAAACTTTCTTGCTCACCATTGCACGAACACGCTTCCAGACTTTTGCAAAAACATCTTCACCAGCCATGTTATTTTCTACACGAATATATTCCGACCCAAAATAAGCAGCAAATTTATCTTTGTTCTTCTGAACATCATTCCACATCTTTTCAACATCACTGTCAGGAAGAGTTCGTTTTCTTTTTCTATTTTGTTCCTGTGCTGTGTCAAGTGAAGTGTCCACAAAAATCATGGAAACATCATAACCCAATTTCTTGAGTTTGTCAGCTTGTGCCGTAATCTTGTCATAATCTTTTCCTGTACCATCAATGATGATACCCAAGCGACCAGCAAGATAATTACCTTGCATTCTCTTGGTCACTCCTTTTGCTTTATCACGGGTTGATTGTCCAAGGTCAGAATAAATGTCTTCTGGTGTAGTATCTAATCCAACATCAGAAAGCATCTTTTCGTATACATCATCACTGTTGACGACCTTCAATCCAAGACCACCCGTGGTTCTTTTGACTACATATGATTTTCCACTGCCAGGTCCACCTGCTAGAAAAATGGCCTTAAAGATTCCTGGATCATATAATCCTTCTCTAAGTTCCCAGAATTGTTTGAGTGATTTCATTTCCTTTCCTTAAAAATTTCTTTGTTCTATTTGTATAGAGGTTGTCATAATATTTAGTTTCTTCAAAATTTGAGTTGCCTGTATCAAAGTTCCTTTCATTTCCTTGCCGTTGGAAGTTCATCTTTCGTACACGGGTCTTGAGTTTGGAAGACATGAATGCTCCTGTTTGAGGTTTGAAATGGATATGACAAAGTGTTTGGCGGTTCCTCCTTATACTGATTGGTTTGCCGAATCTCCTCCATCGGAAAGAGCAGATCCACCAGGACCTGTTCCAACAGAAGAATAAGGTTCTTGAACATCATCTTTGACCATTAAAAGATGACAGCTGTGTGTATTTTTTTGATTTAAAAATGCAAAAGAATGATGAAGTTTTTTAATCAAATATCTACCTGATAAATGTTTGTTTGTTTTATCATCAGTTACTGTTGTTCCTGATGGAAAATTTATTTGAATTAAATCACCAGCTTGAATATTCGTTCTACCTATTATTTCTAATCTTAAACGAAAACCTTTTTCTAATTGATACAATCTGGATCTTCTTCTCATACACCATTTATCTATATTATTTCCATGATATGGATTTGTGTAGTCTGCATGAGTTGCACCTTCCAATTCATAATAATTTTTATCAGCTATTCCATCAAGAATCGTTCCTTGTACAAATTGAATGGACTGTGGAAAGTCTGATAATTTTTTACCACCAAATTCTTTTGCTTCTGAAATCAATGGATTAGATGAACCATCAACAGCATTTTCTTGTGCATGTTTATCTTTTGCGAATTCATCAAGATAGTTATATTCTTTTTTCTTAATACCTTTTGAATACCAATCATAAATGATGATATTGGAAGAATACATTCCCATTCTTGTGTTCAACAAACTATCTTGTGTATTTTCCACTTCAAATCCAACAATGTTTTCCATCTCAGCGAGAAAATCTGTTTTACCTTTTTCATCTGTAAATGATGCCACATGTTCATCTAATGTGGCTTTAACTGTTGGTTGATTAAAAAGATTGTCTACACTTCTAAAATGATACCCAAAACATGTTTCATAAAATATATAAGTTGGTGCTAATCCATTTGCAGCAGACAAACATCTCTGTGCAATCATATTGATAGCAGAAAATGGACGCATGTTTGGTATTACAAATTTATAATTATCTGCTGTTTCTTCAAAAAATAGTTTTTTCTTTGAATCTAGAAGTGTTGGTGAACGGAGTATTTTCTTGATAATAGTAGAAGGTTCGCCAGTGTATGATTTTGAAACACGAACACGATTATTCATGTATACATCTTGTGTAGTAAATGAAAGAACCGTGGAACGGGTTTGGTCATTAATATCCGTAACAGAAAGTACTTGATTGATGTACAAATAGTTTTTAGAAAAATCTATTATAGTTTCTTCTGTTGGCGAATCTTGAGGAGTTTGTACTTTTAATCTTAATCGTTCTTGACCAATAAATGGTGCATTATAAACTAAATTTATTGTGTCAACTATTGTAATAGTTCCAGTGATTGCATTTGCACCAATATCTTCATATATATCAATAGCAGAAACTAATTCTTTAACATCATATGTATTGCCACTAACACAAGATATTTCAGCTATTTCTAAATCAAAATCACCAGTATATTGAATTGTGTTTCTTGCCATCTTATGCTCTGGACATTAGGTTATCAAATTCTCTTCTAATTTGATCTACATATTCTGGAAGTATTAAACGTATTTTGGAAATTTCTTTTTGTAATCTGTCTTCATATACATAATTTGTAATAGGTTCTGCATTTGAATAACCTGTATTGTTAGGAAGTTCTATGATTTGTGTGGTATCACCTGATGTTTGATAAATTTCATAATGGTGTATTGCATTTATATCTTCATATTTACCATATACATACTGTTCAAATCTTGGTACAGACATTGGCCATTGAGAATAAACATCTGTTATATCATTTGCTAACAATACCAACCAATGTAATTCAACATTTTCATAATAATAAAACGCAACAATTTCTGGAGTATCACCATCTTGCACATCATAAAAATCAAAAGCAACAATATTATTTTTGACTAAATTATTGAATTTAATTCTACGCATTAAATTTGTCATTGTATAAAATTGTCCATCTCCTCTGACATCATATTGTATTTTTGGAAATTTTTTAAAATACATTTTAATAACCGCCGTTTTCTATTCTTGTGCTTGTTACCATTTCCAGTTCTTGGAATGTTAATGTCATGGAAGTTTCTACAGGAGACCCTCCTTCATAAAATTGTGGTCTAGCACCACCATAAGTAACATTACAAGATGTGCATACCGACCTTCCTATTTTTGGCAAATACTCACCATCATTCGGTTTAAATTCAATTTCAAATGTAGAAGGAACTATCATGGTCCTATTAGACCCTGATGTTGAATCAAAATTTGGAGACATATTGGATCTGAATTTTTTAACAATATCTCTTATAGATTCTGCTTCTGTTGCAGTTCTTGGAATCATTTTAAAATCAAAGGTAAAAGTTCTTCTGTCAATATTATCAAAAATTAATTCAGTTCTAGTATTAACAACTTTTCCTTGACTTATTTGCGCTAAATTTGCAGCTGATCTTTGTTCTGAAGACCCTGATTTAAATGCTTGAATTGCTATTTCTGATGCTGCTGTCATTGATTTTGCCATATCAAATCCATCTATTGATGTACCTCCTTCAGTTGCTTTCAAGACTGAGGCGAGTATACCCAATTCTGCTGATTGATAAGAAGCATTTTGTACGTTTGTAATAGATGCTGGCATGTAAAGCGCAATATAATCATCTGGTGAACTTGAAAATGGCCTTGCAATATAAGAACCTTTTGAATCTCCTGCTCCTGGAGAAAAACTCATTTTTAAATCATTAGAAGAACCTGTTTTTAAAATCTTAAATAAAATATAGTATTTTGACTTATTACTTCCAAGATCATTAGGAAATTGCAATGAAGCATCTGTTTTTCCTCTAGTCAATAATCTTTGCATTGCTGATGATGCCACGTTCTAAATATCCTTACAACAATAAGTATTTTTATTATTTATATGGCATACAAAGGAACTTATAGACCAATTAACAGGAAAAAGTACATTGGTGACCCAAACAAAATAACCTATCGTTCACTTTGGGAAAGATCATTTATGGTATATTGTGACAAAAATGATGCAATTCTTGCATGGGCATCTGAAGAAGTAGTTATACCATACATTTCTCCTATTGATAATAAAATGCATCGTTACTTTCCAGATTTCTTCATTAAAGTCAGGCAAAAAGACCAATCAATTAAAAACATGTTGGTTGAAATAAAACCAAAAAAACAATGCTCTCCACCAAAAATACCCAAAAGAAAAACAAAAAGTTATTTGATTGAAGTTAAAACATGGGGTGTAAATCAAGCAAAATGGAAAGCCGCAAAAGAATGGTGTGATGACCGCAAGTTTGAATTTAAATTAATAACTGAAAATGAATTAGGTTTATAGAATAAATAATCATATGGCAGATAATTATTTTAACCAAATACTTAGTCAGCGTGGTGGTCAAGAAAGATCCTTTCGCTGGTATCAACAAAAGATAAGAGAATTTGGTATACCAACACAAAGAAGATTAATAGAAACTGGAGATGCCAATTTTGACCCACAAATTGGTAACATGAATTTTTTTGTCTACGACCCGAAGCACAAAAAAACACTTCCTTATTATGATAGATTTCCATTGATTATTCCAGTAGAAGAAAAGAATCAATATTTTCTTGGATTGAATTTTCATTATATTTCTATACCATATCGTATTTCATTAATAGAAAAATTATTAAGATTTACAAGAACTGCACAAAATGAAAATAGAATAATCATGGAATGGAGAGACATTAAAAATTTTAGAGAAGTAAGACCTGTTATTAAAAAATACTTGAAACGGCATGTACGGTCTCCATTTATTAAAATAACAGAAGAAGAATATCGGCTTGCATTAATGTTGCCAGTGCAAGATTTCAAAAAAGCAACCAGAAACAAAGTGTACTATGATTCACGAAGGATGATAAATGGCTGAAGCACCAACAGTAAAAGAAGAAGAATTTTTTACGTCCATAAAAAAATATGGAGGCATTTCTAGACCAAATAGATTTGAGGTAAATATTTTTAGTGCTGGAGCTCCAGGTGCATCTAACAATCTTTCAGCAGATGATAAATACGTTTCTTTGAGATGTCAATCAATTGATTTGCCCGGAAGAAATATGGAAACATCTCCAAATGAAAATGTATATGGTCCTGTTTATGAAGTTGTAAGAGGATTAACATTGGCAGGAACTATGTCAGCGACATTTCTGTTAGATGAAAACCTGAATATTAAAAGATATTTTGATAATTGGCAAAAAGAAATGTATGATGTAGAAACATATGATATAAAATATTATGTGTCATATGCAAGAGACATGACTATAAAACAACTATCAGGAAGAAATGAAGTTGTTTTTAGTTGTAATGTTTTGGAAGTATATCCAAAAACTATTGAATTGATAGGTTTAAATCACAATTCACGAAGTGAAGCATCTGTATTGAGTGTAACACTTGCATACAGAGATTGGGAAGAAATACCATAATTAGATTAAAGGAGAATAATGGCTTTACCATCATTAGCAGTAAGCAAATATGAATTGACTGTACCATCAACAGATGAAGTAATAGAATTCAGACCATTTTTAGTCAAAGAAGAAAAAATGCTTCTTTTGGCGCAACAATCAGGTAATGAAAAAGATATTATAAAAGCAGTTGAATCAATTATCACAGAATGCACATTCAAAAAAATTGATGCAAAAAAACTTCCAATTTTTGATTTGGAATATATTTTTGTACAATTGAGAGCTAAATCTATAGGAGAAACATCGGTCATTAATGTAACATGTCCAGATGATGGAGAAACAAAAGTAGAATTAGAAATAAATCTAGAAGATGTTAAATGTGAAAAACCAGAAGAATATTCTAATAAAATAGAATTGACTGATACCATAGGTGTTATTATGACACATCCAAGAATCAGTACAATATCCAGTATGGATATGGAAGATGCTAATTCTGGATTTGAAATCATCAAAAGTTGTATATCACAAATTTATGATGATGAACAAGTATATGAACGAAATGACATGAGCAAAAAAGAACTTGATGATTTTGTGAATTCAATGAGCCATCAACAATTCATGAAACTTCAACAATTTTTTGAAAACATGCCAAGAGTAAGATACAAAACAAAAGTTAAAAATCCAAATACTGGTGTCACGAGCGACTTGGTAATAGAAGGATTGCAAAATTTTTTCTAGTATGCCTCTCTCATAATAGTCTAGAAAATTATTATAGACTTAATTTTTCTCTGATGCAGCATCACAAATATTCACTCACTGAAATAGAAGAGATGCTGCCTTGGGAGAGAGAGGTTTATGTAGGATTACTTTTGCAACACATTGAAGAAGAAAATATGAAGCGTAGGCATGAGAAAATGAATCAACAATCAAGAGGATAAAAAATTGCCTAACAAAAATATCAGAGACTTATTAAAACAATATGATTTAAACAATAGTGGAGATGTTTCAGAAGAAGAAATGAAAAGAGCAACCGAAGTTTTGGAATTGGAATTGAGAGAAGAAAAGGCAGAAGCACAAAAGCGTATGTCTTGGGTTTCTATTCTTAGTATGGTTTTATTTACTGCTGTATTGTTTACACCAGTAGTTTCGGAATCAAGAGTAGCCGCACTTGGTGATTTGTTGGGATTATTTTATCTCGGACAAGCATCAATTGTTGGATTTTATTTTGGTGCACAAGCATACATGTCAAGGAAGTAATAAATGGCAATTTCAGACGACCAAAAAAACTTTAAAAAACTCTTAGATGAACTAAGAGAAACAAATCGTGAAATCCGAAGAGCAACAACCAATAATGATAATCTTGTTGCTGTTATGGATATTGTTCGTAATGATTTTGATGATTTAGTAGGAAGTGTAAAAGGATTAGCAAACGATGTTTCTAGTGCTATTCCAGGATTACGTTCCGTAATGGGTATTGGTAAGTTTTTTGGTGGTAAAGTTGCAGAAAAATTTATTCAAAGAAAAGAAGAAAAGCAGATTGCAGAATCTTTGGATATGTCTGTTGATGAATACAGACAAAGCCGAAAAGAAGAAAGTAAAAGAAAATCAGCAGAAGAATCTCAAGCAAAAAAATTAGAACTTATTGCAAAAAGTTTAGAAGCAATTGGAAAAGATGGAAAAAATGATGAAAAATTTAGAAAAGCGGCTCTTAAACAAGGAATAGACCAAAAAGTTATTGACAAATATCTTTTAGAATCTACTAAAAATCAAGAAACTGTTCAAAAAGAATCTAATGATATTATAAAAGAAACAAATCAACAAGATTTTACTGAAACACTAATCAAAGGTCAAGATTCTCCAGTATTAGTTGAATTTGCTGAAGGAATAAGCAAATCTCTTTTATTTTCATCAGGTGATTCTGAAGGTACAAGTATAGGTGGAGGCGCTGCTGTAGAAAAGATGAAAGAAGCACAGTCTATAGAATTTCAGAAGATAGACTTGCTTACTGGAATTAATGAATCACTCAAGGAATTAATAGGTGTAACAGAAGATGTAAACAAAAAAGAAGAAAAAGGATGGTTAGCTAAATTAACAGATGGTGTTATTGGTGCAATTGGTGGTGCACTCGCAGGAGTTGGTGCTACACTAGCAAGTTCAGTTAGTTCAGCTTTAAAGGGAGTTGGTTCTTTAGCATCTGGTGCAACAAAAGGAGTTGGTTCTGTAGTAACAGGTGCTGCAAAAGGTGTAGGTTCTGCTGCAAAAACTGGTATTGAAACTGTTGGAAAATTTGCAAAAAATATTCCTTTTGGACAATTAAGTAAGGCACTTCCGATTGCTGGACTTGCAGTAGGACTTGCTGAAGCTATTTATGATGGCTTCATCGGATGGACAAAATCAGAAGAATGGGGTGTTTCTAATATCGCAGGAGCGATAGGTGGATTTCTTGCAGGTGATGGTGCAGGCGGAATAATGAATGCATTTAAAAATGCAGGAAAATGGGCAGGAATTGGTGCAGGTGTCGGTTTAATTTTTGGTCCACCAGGAGTCATTGCTGGTGGTTTAATAGGTGCGGCACTTGGTGGTATTCTTGGATTCATAGGTGCAGAGACAATAGCAAAAAGTTTAGATGGAATTGGCAAATGGTTCAGTGAACAATTTAATTCTCTGATTATTGCACCCATCAAAGGCATCTGGGAAGCAGTTGCACCAGACTGGTTAAAAGAAATAAAGTTTGAATGGAAAGACTTGCTTCCTCCAGCACTAATCAGTTTGTTCAGTGGTGAATATTTCACAGTCAAATGGGATGCATTTAGCTGGTATGATTTATTTCCCAAATTCTTGGTTGATTTCTTTTCAGGAACTACAAAAAAACTAGAACAACAAACATGGAGTTGGACTGACTTATTTCCAAAATTCTTGGTTGACATATTCAATAATGTATCAAAGGAATTGGAAGTGACTTCATGGAGTTGGACAGATTTATTACCACCATTTTTACAGAAATTCTTTGCTGGACAATATGCAGTAGGAAAAGAAGAATTTCAATGGAAAGATTTAGTTCCTCCGTTTATCACCAAAGCCATAGAAATTGGTAAGAATGCACTTGCTGGTGTAGACTTTTCATGGAGAAGTTTACTTCCTGGATTCATGGTTAAAATAATTGACGCTGCATCTGATACACTTTCAAAAATGGATTGGTCATGGAAATCTATTCTACCAAACTTTTTAGTCAAGATAATTGATGGTGAAGCAATAGAAGACAAAGACAAAGAATTTGAATGGAGAGATTTAGTTCCAGGATTTATCACAAAAATTGTTGACGGATTTATTGAAGCGAATCCTGATTTCAAATGGCAGAATCTTCTTCCAAGTTGGATGGTGAGTGCATGGGATGCTGCAAAATCTCTTGTATCAGGCGAAACAACATTTGAATGGAAAAATTTATTACCCAACTGGATGACAGGCGCATGGGATGCTGCTAAGAAAGCCGCAACAGAAGGATTTGATTGGCAGAATCTTCTTCCAAGTTGGATGATTGGTGCATGGGAATCTTCAAAAGGATTAGCATCACAAATTGGAGGATTTGACTGGAGAAGTTTATTACCACAATTCATTCAAGATTTATTCCCTGGATTAGATGGCAAACAACTCACCATTAAAGATGGATTGACATTTGACTGGAGAAGTTTATTACCACAATTCATTCAAGATTTATTTCCAAACGCCACGGGACAACCTCTTACTATTGCAAAGGGACTTGAATCAGTAGGTGCATTTGCATGGACTTCATTATTGCCTAAATTCATTCAAAATTTAATTGAAGGTAAACCTATTGCAGATGCAGATAAAGGTTTTGATTGGAAAGATTTATTACCACAATTTATTCGTGATTTTCTTGGTGATGAGAAAGTAGAAGTTGTTGGTGGACTTTATACAGGATGGTGGAAAAGTTTACTTCCAAACTTCATTACTAATTGGATTGATGGTAAACCAATATTTGGCGAAACTGATGAAGATGGAAGTTTACAATCAGGCTGGTGGAAATCACTTTTACCAAACTGGGCAAAAAATATTGTAGACGGTAAATCTCCATTTGCTACAATGACTGAAGGTTTAGAAGATGGTTGGTGGAAGAAACTTCTGCCTACTTGGGTTGTTAATATAATAGATGGCAAATCTCCATTTGAAAATGTACTACCTTCTATATCATCAATAGAAACTGAACTAAAAAACTTTTCAAAGAAAATATATGACCCTGAAACAGGAACTGTATTTGGATTTGCTTTACCAACATTACCTTCTATTGCTGATATAGGAACTACTATAAAAGATTTTGGGACTAGTATATCAACATTCTTCAGTGATTTATTTGATTTTGATAGTGTCACTAAATTTATCAAAGATAAAATTCCTTTCTCAGATATATTCTTTGGAAATGATACAGAAGAAAAGCCAGAAGGTGAAGAACAAAAAATGCCTTCTGCAACTGAATCATATGAACAAATCAAAAACAATGTTCTTGCAGCACTTCCTAAAATACCAACTGTAGAAGAATTAAAAAATGCGCTTCCTGATATAAGCGGTAAACTTTTAGGATATTTTGATAATCTAGAATTGCCAACATGGGAAGATGTGAAAAGTTCATTCCCATCATTGAGTGATGTTACAAGCAAAGTAACATCTGGATTTGGTTCTATTTTTGATTGGGGAGATGATGAAAAAGAACAAGAAGTACCTAAAAAGGCTGACCCTGCTGTTTCTCTAAATGCAAAAGCAGAAAATGTAATTCCTGATATTTCAGATGAAGATTTGCAATCACTAATAAACAATGCAAATCCAATTAATATAATTAGCAATTTTGCGAAAAAAGTTGGAACCATGTTTGATGATATTTTTGATACTTCAAAAATAAAACAATTTGTTCTTGATTATATTCCATTTGCTAGTTTGTTAATGGGTGACAGTAAAGAAAAGAAAGAAGGAGAAGAAATTAAACCTGCTGAAACAAATGATATAATCACTGCATTATTTGGTACAACTAATTTAACTGATTTCTTAGTAAACACTTTCAATGAAATTGTAGACACGTTAATTTACAATATTGATACTTTACTGGGTGAAATTATTCCTGGATATGAATCAAGAGCCGAAAAGATTGAAAGTCTAAAAGAAGAATTGGTAAATGAATCAAATCCTATGTTTGGCAGCAGAGATGAAGATAAAATTGCAAGTATAGGACAACAACTTCAGGATTTAGGTGTATCAGAAGATGAAGTCAAAACTTTACTTATTGAGAAAAAGGCAAAGGGAGGAATTCTACCGAAAGGAAGTATTGGACTTGTAGGTGAAGAAGGACCAGAATTAATAACACCAACCCAACAAAATTCACAAGTTATTAATTCTAATCAGACCAATACAATACTTGAAAAATTGGTGAGAACAACAACTGCAAGGACTCAAATGATAGAGCAGAATTCTAAAAATATGTCAAGTTCTGCTCCAGTGTTTATTAATAATGTAGATAACAGTGTTAGAAGTAATGGAGGTGGCGGAGGTACAATACCAATTCCTAAACCTGTCAATAATCCTAACACTGATTTACTTGCAGCTGTTGCGGCAGTATTCTAAGAATTACTCGTTGGCAAGTTTCTCAAAATAACTCATTGCACTGTCTTCATCATCATCAATATCCATTTTTGATGGTGAAGATTTGTAAGAAGGTTTGTAATCTTCTTCATCATCAAGCACTTCTGCAATTGGTTTGCCAGCAGTTTGGGTTCCAGTTAGAACTGCATCCAAACGCTTTCGTAATTCATCATAACTCTTGAAGTTTGATTCAGAAAGAAATTCTGACAATGAATGTGATTTTCCAATTACACTTTCAATTCTATCATCATCACCAATTTTTGATGTTTTATCAAACTCGCTCTTGTCATAATTCCAATAGCCATCAACTTTACGAATTTTCAATTTGAAATTTGCACCATCCCATGCATCAAATGGATTGATTGGTGATTCATCTTCAAATTCTGGCTGCATTGCCTCCATGATTTTGTCAAAGATTTTCTTGCCATATTTGTACAAGAAGACTTTACCTTCATTTTGAGGGTTTGCGGAATCAGAAACAACCAATACATTGCTGTAGTATTGAAGTTTTCGTTTTTGTTTCCGTGCAATTTCCTTGTCAGATTCAATTCCAGAATTCCATAATCCAGAATTATGTTCACAACATGGACATTTGCCATTGACTGTTGTCAAACAGTTTTCAATAAACCACATTCCTGTTGGGCCTTGGAATGCATGATTCCAAACACGAACCCATGGAAGTTGTCCCTCATCGGTTGCGGGAAGGAATCGTAAAACTGCATATCCGTTTCCAGATTTGTCTACTTGTGGTTTCCAAAGACGGTCATCAACATATGATGCCTTGTCGGCTGGTGCTTCCTCTTTTGCAACTTGTGCCAAGAGTTTGTCAAGAGCATTGTTTTTGCGAAGTGCGCTGATATTTGACATGGTATTTCTCCGTATATTGTCGTATGTTTAAGTATTTCACAGAATCATAATATAATCTATTTATTCTATCACAGAATAAAGTCTTTGTCAAGTATTATTTGCAGGTCATCAAAAGTTAGATAATCCACATTATCAAAATCTTTCCATTCTTCAATGTCAATCCATTCTGGAGAGACATGAAAAAACTTGACATTTGGATAAGTTTTGAAATTTTGAATGTGCTGACTTTTCCAATTCACTGATGGTGTTTCACTTACATCCTGTGGAACATAATTACTTGTTCCTTTATATACATTATTCACTTTACCATTAATAGAATTCATATCAAATCCAATCATGTAAATTTCTGACGGATTATGGTCTTCTAGCATCAGTCTCACAGCAATTGGTCCAGCACTCCATTCAGAATAGACTTCAGGAATAAGTTTCACCTCATCTCTTTCATCTACCCATGTGACCCATTGGTGATGATTACCTAGTTTTTGTCTTATATCAAGAGAATCAAAAGGCTCATTTCTTTCTTCATATTGTTTCTTAATCATATGAAACAATCTCATAATCTGATTTGGGTCAGTTCCATTGAGAACAAATTCTTTTTTGTTCTGTTTTTCATTTTCTGTTCTTAATGATTCATGCCAACCTTCAAACATGTTATCATTAACAAGCATTGCATATGCATCTTCAGGTAATCTACTCCAACTTCTAAAATAACAAAGATTATTGTTTGCATAACCAGATGCACTGATTTCATGCATCATTCCACCATCAACTGCAATCAAAGCATCAGGTGTAAAATCACGATAAAGAGCATTACATCCATATACTTTTCCAAATGTTTTAAGAACATCAAGGTTTATTTGTGTTCTTGATTCACCATTTCCCAGTACAAACATGGTCAGTCCAGTATTTTAAACATTAAAGGAAAAATATCTGCAATGATTTTGCCACATTCTTTTGCAATTTCCATATGCTCTTTTTGTGTACCATTTGCAGAACGTAATTCAATATAATGAATCCAAGAACGAAGTGTTCCATTCATCATCAATCTTGTCTTGGTCAATCCTTCTGGAAGAACAACTCTGGCTTGTTCTTTTGCAATTCCATTTTTAATCGCCCATTCATAAGTAGACAAAGAAATGTCTATTACTCTTTCTTGCCAATATTTCCAATCTGCATGAATAGATTCATCATCAGTTTCTACCGAGTTTTGTCTATTCTTTTCATCCTGTAGTCTTGCTTCTCTCAGAACAAATTGTTCACCGAATTCAGAAGGATTTGCATATCTTTGACTGAATTCTTGAAAAGAAAAAGAGCGATGTCTCACAATCTGATGAGCAATGTCTCTGGTGGTTTCAATTTCTAAGCAAGCACTAGCCATCTCAAATGGCGACCAGTGTTTGTGTTTGATAAGGTAGCGTAAGAGCCTTTCGGACGTTTCAGTGTTGTATTGGTTCGTGGGATTTGATACACGGGCACAATACGCAATGATATCCTGGACATTTGACAATCCTTCTTTTAAAAATTCTTCGGATGGTTTGCTGTAACTTATAAGTTTAACACTCATCTCTTTACAAAATTTCTACGTTGTTGATGAGATTGCCGATACTGAATCACCTTCTGATAGGAAAGTTCTTTCAATCGTTGGTTCAAATCACTCTCTCTTCTTTGCAACTCTGCACATTCATATTCTAATTGTTTCACTCTCGCTGTAAGATTTTCTGAACGAACTTTGAAAAAGTCTCGTTCTCGGACCAATTCTTCAGCGGTTAATTCTTTTGCCATATTTCCTTTATAGCATGTTTTTGAGGTATGACTTGCACTTCTGTACATCTATTTGTACAAAAGAATCATACTTGATAATTAATTTACGTTTATCTGGCCATACAAATGTTTCTTTTATGTCTTTGTCAAATTGACTGACATAATCAAAAATTCTATTTAGTATAACCATTGTTTCTAAATGAATTTCTCCACTTAAAAATCTTTTTAATAATAATGGATGTTGACCATGCTTGCAATAAAAAAGTGAATCAAAATTAGAAGAATCAATAGACTCAGTTCTAATAAGCGTTTCCATGTCTGTTCTGAAAACATATGAAATGCTTTGTTGAGTTTTCTTCCAATCCATGAACACTTGTTCATTGAATTCTCCAACCCATCCTTTTGGATTCTGAATAAGATTTGCAACAAAGTAGTCAACGGTTTCTTCACCATATTTACGACCAATCTTGTGAAAAAAGAATCTATCATTTCTTTTTAGAAAATTCTCTTTTTTAGCACGGGTTTTGCCGAGATACTTTTTGAAATCATATCCTTCTTTGGAGAAATGTAATTTCAATCCAAGATAGATTTTGTAAGCGTCCCAACTGTCCATAGCAAACATTATACTCCTTCTCAGGAAAAATGTCAAGTATTTTTTAAATAGGTAATTGAGTAACTTTAGGAAGAAGATTGAGTTTCATAGCGTCCACTTCAATCTTTTCTTTGAGAGGTTTTGTAATAAGAGAAGCCACAGTTTCTGGTTCTATTTTGTTTTCAGAACAATATTCCAAAACAGCATCAAGATAAGAAACACCTGTCTTCTTGACAAATTCTTCTATTTCGTATGAAAATTTTTTCGCACTCATAATCCTTAATTCTTCAAACATCATTTAATTGTCCTTTATGATGGAGGTTTTTTGGCAGAACCTCCATAAACTGCTTATTTAGATTTTTCTCTGGCTTCAATTTCTAATGGATTATTCCAATATCCATGTTTAATTGTGTACCAAAGATAACGAATTATAAAAAGAAACCAACCATGCCTTTCATACTGCATCATATGAACTTCTTCATGTCTCCGAACACTTTCATTATCAAGTGTCTTGAAATCACGATACCATGCAGTATTTTTAGAAATGGTTATAGCAGTGAATTTTTTTGGAAAAAATCCTCTCAACCATTTAGGCATTAATTCATGTTTTTTCATTTCTTGTCTTTATTATCCACAAACTCTTGAAATTGTTTTGCAACTCCTAAAATTTGTTCAACTCCGGGATAATTCTTATAGAATTTTTCAGTGGAATTCATTGCTTCTTGATACAATTTCATTCCTTCCTCTGAATTTTTTTTCATCATTTCTTCAGCTAAATAGAACTGGCGGTCAAAATAGGTTTGCTGCAATTCATACATGGATACCATGTATTCTTTTGCAGTGCTCAATAATTCTTGCCGAATTTGAAATGGATTTTTATTCACTTCTGCCATGTCTTATTCTCCTTTGTGTGTGTGAAAAAGTGTTGCCACAATTGTTTTGAAAATGTTTTTTCTTTTGCTTCTTTTCTCTTCCAGAAAATCAGCATATGCATATTCCCAATCATTTTTGTATTCTGCCTTAAAATACGATTTTAATTCAGAATTGTCATGATGTAAGCATGAAAGATCCATGTTACTTTTCCTTATGTGTG